TGCGAAAACAAATTTTGTTTGATATTCTTCAATTAAACGTCTAGCGTTCATGTTTGAATCATTGATAACTGTCGTGGTCCATTCTGCAAAGGTTCTGTCACCAGCAATCTTATATCTGCGTCCTCCGCCAGTTGGCACCTCAATCGTTCCGTGAGTCGAACCAGGAATTTGAGCTGCCTTGCAAAGAATTGAATATGTTGCTGATTCAAATCCATGAGAAAACTCACCTGCGAATGAAACTCGGAAGAGATTGGGGCGTGCACCAACTCCAATTGCAGTCGTTATTTGTGATAGTGTATTAACGGCCATTTTATCTCCTTAGATTCTTTTATCTATTTATCCAAGTTTAGCCCAATTCTGCGAAGGCTGCCGCGCCACGAACTGAAACAAAGTTCAACTGAATAAAGTTAATCGACGCAATTGGGCGAACATAAATGTCTGCCACAAATTCGTTTGCATTAACTACGTCTTCTGGATTGTTTGATTCGTCGCAGATAACACGAAAATCAGTCATACCGCGCTGTGCTTGCACACTTCTTAGGTATGGCTCTACAGTATTTAGGAACAATGAACGGGTTGCCGTATCGTTTTGTTCAAACAATATGTCTTCAGCAAATGTGCCGATTGCACGTTGAATTGTGATGAACAATCTGCGAACATTGATGCGGCTAAATGAACCAGTTTTTGTTGTGAATGTCTTGTCACCAAACAATACTACACCACGACCAGGTTGTGAGAAGATTGGGTTAACTGCATTTTTGTATAAAAGATCGCGTTCTGCTTCGTTTGCATTCCATGCAAGTTTAGTTACGTTGAGGATACGACCTTTTGCAAAACCTGCTGGTGAGAACCATGGTGCGCTTTCGTTATCTGTTCTTGCCATGCAACCTGCTGTGTCAGCATTGCAAGGTACCCAACGATATGTGTCATTATACTTGTCGTACTGATATTTCCAGTTGCCATCCATAAACGCATAAGTCGAACGTGTTACTGTATTAGCAAATGCATTAATATCTGTTGCTTCGTCACCTACATTGTTCACACAATCCGTTTCTTCTGGAGAGAATACAATCACGCAGTCTTTACGCTTTTCAACAATGTCTGCAATCACTGTGTTGATAACCGTAGCAGATGCTTTACCCATTGGAATTAAATCAATCTTTAAGTTTGCTTTGTTCTTGAATACGTCAAATGCAGTAATCTTTTGTGCGTCTGTTGGTGCTGAACCATCTGCACCTCCAGCAAGTGAGTAATTTTTTGGTGCATTAACTGCGGTAAAAGTTTTGTTTACAACAGTTGTATCCCAGTTTGTTCCGGCAGCATCCTTATCCATCCAACGAATGTACTTGGAACCACTGTTTACTACATCTTTGTAGAAACTATTGCCGCCTTGTTCGCCTTTTGCATCGCTACCTTTTGAAACGGCAACAAATTTTTCAAGCAATGTTTCTGCTGCTCCTGTAAATAAACCATTTTCGTCAACAACTGCAATGTGCATTTCATCATTTGCGCCACCTTTGGCTGCGGCATAAGTTGATGTGCCTGGCGCTAAATCAAATGAATCAAAATATTCCCAACGGCGCGTTACTGTGACTCCAGTTGCTCCAGTCAAATGTGATGATTCAAGTGTTAAATGTGTTGCATTTGTAACTGATACTACTTTAATTGAACGTCCACCAATGACTAGAATGTCCCCAACGGTAATTTCAGTATTTGCGGATGAACTCGCTCCGACAACTAAAGTTGAACCTGCGGCTACAGTAAACGTACCAGTTAAAGTTGACTCCCATGCAGCTGCTGAAGGGCATGTAGAAATTTTAAGAGAATTACCGAGTGCGCCTGCACATTTAGCAATCCATGGTCCTACGTTACCAGAACCATCTTCGTATAAGGCATCATATACATCATCGTTCTTAATTAAAAGTCCCGTGCCTGCTGTGCCTGAACCAGTCGTTGCTTCTGCTGTTGCATTGAGCAAGCCAGAAGTGTTTGCACGAGAAACGTACAATGCACCTGCATATGATAGATAGTTAGCGCCAGTTAGAAAATCAACTACATTTGTTGCATTAGGTGCACCGAACTTGCTAACCAATTCTGTTTCACTAGTTACCAACGTAGCCTGTTCAACTGGACCCCATCTATGCATACCGACTACCGCACCTACGGTTGCGCCGCCAGCAGGAATTGTTGCTACCTGATCTTGCTCAGTAATTTTAATTCCTGGTGAGATTAAATTGATTGCCATTCTTTTTCTCCTTGATTTTAAGATGTTATATCTTTTCTTTCACTTTAAGAGTATTCATTCATTATTCTTGTTTTATTTATAAAAAAACGAATTTTCATGTTCCCATGTTTGACCACTTGAATCTATAAAAGATGATTCATCGTGTCCATCGTCAATAAGTCCAAATGGTGTTAATTCTTGTTCAATGTTCTGAATACGTTTTTCATATAACTCTTTTCGTATATTTATATTTGTTAGATCTTTAAAATATGGATTAGTTGTAAGCCAAGAAAATAAAACAAAGGGCATAACTAGATCATCATGATAATTTTCATCTGCTCCGTAACTATTTCTTTTTTGAATAAAAGTTGAAATTTCAGAAATAGTGTCCGCGTCACGAATAATAAGTTTTTTCTCTTCAGTCATTGACTTAAAGTTAGAACATCCAATTCTTTTAATCTTTTTATCTGTAATTACACCAAGTTGTGTTTTTCCTCCTCCAAATCCACCTGAAACAATTTGTCCTTTGATAGTTCTATTTACAAAAATAATATTTTCATATTCGTATTCATTGTACAAAATGTCAGCCACTTGTTCAGAAATATTTATTTCTACCAGCACATACGCTTCGTTGAATTCTTTTGCTATTTTGTAAATAATCGATGGATAAAGCAAAGGACTGATTTTATTGTTTCTGTACTTGCCGATTTGTTTGTATGGCATTTCAGTAACGTCAATAATTTGAAATGCTGAATAATCACCTTCTACACCCTTTGCGGTGTCAGCTACAATGACATAAGTTCTATTTTTTTCTGCTTTCTCATATACATCTAATCCATCTTTGCTATAGATTGGTGCATCAGAAGATAACTGTGCGATTGTATCCGCAGCAATAAGTGTAGAACTTGATCCAAGAAAGTTGCAAAGTACTTCTTGATTAAAACGAACTTCACCAAGAAGTTTGCGTTGTTCTTCAGCCCACTTTTCATTACGTCCAGGAATTTCCCAATAAGGTATAAACAATGGCACAAAACCATTTCGATTATTTTGTGCATCATTCCAAAATTTCCAAAAATGATTATAACCAAGTGGTGTAGATGAAAGAAGAATCTTTGTAGTTTCACCTGCTGAGATTGTAGGATAAACTGCGGTAAAGAATTCTTCTGCAAGATTGTTTGGAACAATTGCAGTTTCGTCAACGTACAATAAGTTTACTGATTTACCACGAATACCTGCGCGACTTGTTGCAGAGGTAAATACAATGGATCCATTTTCAAGTGAAATGTCACCTTTGTTCCATGTCGATACACCTTGTTGTAACCAAATTGGAAGATTTTCGTACATTAATTGATAGCGATATAATACTTCTCTTGCAGCTGTCGCTTTGTTTGCAAGAATTGCAACTGTCTTGCTTTCTTGAAAAAGCGTATACCAAAGAATATACGCCGCGGAGGTAGTAGTTTTTCCCTGCTGTCTTCCTTCCATTAAAATTACTTTGCGATTATTGTGAATAATCTGAAGTTTATTTTTTTGACATTCATAAAGTTTAAAAGGCTGAAGTCCGTGATCTAGTGTTACAATTTTACAATATGTTTCAATAAAATAAATTGGATTTTTAACACACTTAACATATTCTTGAACTTGCTCTTCAGTATATTTAAGTTCTACACCAATTGCTTTTAAGTTTGCGTTACCAAGATATGTTTTTATTGTCATAGATATTATTTATTTGACAGTATTAATTTTTGTAATTCTGCGGTACTTCCAACAAAGAGTGCATTTGTAACGTGTGTTGGTTGTTCACCATTCTTTTCTTGCTGAATGTCTTTTTTCTTTTTTGCAATGTCTAATAAATCTTTGTTTGTTTCCGCAAGTGTTTTAATGAGTTGTCCTAAAACTTCGTAAGCACGCGGTGACTCGCCTTCTTTTGCTAAAAACGTTAGATTGTTCATAACATCTTTGCCATTGTCGATCAAAGAACGTAAATTTTTTCTTGCGTATTCGTAATCGTCGTCAATTGTAGTGTTTTCAATTACGGTTACATCTTTTTGAGGTATGATTGCTGGTGCAATGTCTAAAATAGTTTCAATTTTTTGATCTACTGTTTGTTTCATGATATTGTATTCGAAGTTTCAAAATTCGAATTTCCAGTAAAAAGTTGAGTTGCATCTAAATTGTAATTGTTATTACTATCATCATAAAACGTATTGACTTTAAGACTTGTAATATATTTGCTCTTTGTAATTGGACCAAATAAATAACTTTTGACAATAAAATCTAAATCCCATGTCATGATGCGTGGATCTTCAAATTGTCCCTCATAACTATCGTCCGAAGTTATATTTGTAAGTTCAATTGGCACATCTAGATTTACGCCTAAATCTGATAATGCTTTTACAGTTACCGTAAAGTCTGGTGTAAAAAATGGTACAATTTTTTCAACAATTTGAATGCCATCTTCAGCATTTTTTGTCATACATGACAATGTAAAATTCATATCATATGGTACAGGTGCATAAACTGATGAAAATTCTTTATTTGTTGCATTAAAATTGCTTTTGTATTTGAGTGTGCTATTTAACTTTCGAATTGGCGCATATGACATTGATGAAAGAACAAACGACATGCGAGGTAACACAATTGATATATTACGCTTACTATCTGGATCACCTAATTCGCGCTCAATGTAACGTTGTTTTGGCCCATATGCAATTGGCACATTAATTGTTTGAATGACATTATTGTTTTGATCAAAACGCTTAATTTGTATTTCATTAAAGAGATTGCCAAACATAATTACATGGCGTCTTAATGTGCCGTGATAAAAATCGTGTCCAAACATTACCACACTCTTGTTTCAGTAAATGGATTTTTTTCAGAAAAATCTAAAATATCATCATCATGAATACGCCCTGTGAGATAATCATTTTGTGCTGTATTGTCTTTTTCTTCAATCATATTGCTTTCTTCCATTAAATAGCCACCGTCTTCAGCAAGCAATATATTGCTGTCTTCCAAAAGTGTTTTTGGTGCATTACTTGTAGCTTGACTAAACTCTGTTTCAAGATTATCAATTTCTGATTCTCCTGTGTCGAGAATATTGCTTGTGTACTCGTATTTGTCACAACGCAATTCATAGGTATAAAGTTTACCTAATTGAAAGAGTGTTTCAATATCTTCAACAAATTTAATTTCAAACAAATCTTTTGTAAGTGAAAACCAAACTAAATCGCCTTCTTTAGGGCGAATATAACCTGTATAATCTTGATCATAGTTAAGTTCTTGACGTAGTAAATTATTGTCTTCAAGTTTTAAATTGTATGAATATTCTGTCATTAGTTTTGGTTGTAAAGTTTGTCTAAATCTTTTTTGTGAAACTGTAAAAGTCAATGATTCATCAATTTGTAAACCAAATTTGGAAATAAAATCGTTCTGCCCCATGTAACCATCATATGTTTTGAGATACATTTCAATTTCAATTGCGTC